TTATACTGTATATCTTTCAAATAAATCAACAGTTTCTTTTTCTAGCTTTAACGTATTATGAGTATAGGTATCTAGTGTTATTTGGGTGCTAGAATGCCCTAATCTCTCTGAAATGGATTTTATATTTGCACCACTTTCTAAAAGTAAGGTGGCGTGCAGGTGTCTAAGCATATGAAAGTTAAATTTAATATTTAAATTGTTTTTGATATATTTATTCAAATATCCCATATTCTTTCTAGTCATAACATTACCCTTTATACTACAGCATACAAACTCTTTAGAACCATATTCTGATAATTGTCTATCTTTATAGTTTTTTAATATATTGCATAAAGTTTCACCTATATAGATACTTCTAATTGAGTTTTTAGTTTTTGGGTCAGTTAAAAAATATTCTCCTGATGGCTTAGTTGTTAATGTGTACTTTACGTGTATTATTCCATTTTCTAAATCAACATTATCCCATTTTAAAGCTAGTATTTCACCGCACCTCATACCAGTATAAAATCCTATTGATAGAGGAATATAATAATAGTCTTTATGTCTAATGTCATTAATTATACATTTAAAATCATCAATAGATATTATTTCCATATGTTTATTATGGAACTTAAAATTAACTGAAACATCTGAAACTGGATTATAGGGTATATACTTATTAACTTTGCATGCGTGTCGTAAAGACATATTTAAAAGATTCTTAATAGAAATAAGATAGTTTTTACTATAACCTTCATTATATTTTTTGTTCAAATAATTTTGTAATATAGAAGAGTTTAATTTATTTAACTTGTAAAAACCTAAGTCTTCTTTTATGTGTATGTCTATAATTTTTTTATATAAGTATTGAGTGCTATATTTAGTGTTAAGCATTATACAATTATCATAGAAATAATCTAAATAGTCACTATAATAAGGCACTTTATTGTCAGTAACTAACCCTTGCTCGTATAAAGATATAGCTTCTCTCAATGCTTTTGTCGCTTCGGATTTAGTTTTAAAACCGCCTTTAGTTTTCTTCTTACGCTTACCATCAATAATGCCCATGTCAAAATAGTATTCCCATTTTCCTGAGTCTCTCTTTCTAACACTTCCTTTCATTTTATCACCTCAGAAGTTAATATATCATATCAATATATTTTTATACAACAAGTAAAATTTAGAGGATTTTAGATTTTTATGTAGAATTAATATTATAAAAATAAATGGAGGTATTGAGAAGAATGAGTAAAAATAAAATTTTAGAAGGATACGCTAAAGATTTAGTAAAATGTACAGGAGGCACTATTTTCTTATATAATGGCTTTGGTTTGAATCCTATAGCAAATCCAAATGATGCGGATTATAACTTAGAGGTTACAAAATATATGAATGCTACAAAATATGCTAACTATACTTATCATAATGTCAATGATCAAATAGGAGTTTATAATGAATATGATATAAAAGAAAAAATAGTTGATGAGAGGGGCAATATAATAATAGTAATAGAACTTTAAATATAGATATAAAGGTATATAATTGGATGTTATAAACTCTTTTATTTACATAGAATGTATATGATTTTCTATTATTTTCAAAGAATAACTATAAATCATTCAAGTTAAAATCTATAAGAAATATAAAGGGATAGTTAAATTGACTATCTTTTTTGCGTGTAAAAATATGTCGATATTTATGTTATAAAAGTTAGATAAAATATATTGATTTAAATGACGTAACGTTATATAATGTAATTAAGAGGTGAGGAAATGAAAGAATCAAGAGACTTAAACATTAGCTTTAACAAGTCAGGATCAGGAAGTATATCAACAAAATTAACGATACCAATTTCATTTATTAAAGATATGGGATTGACTCAAGAAGACAGAGCTGTAGAAGTTACATATGACAAAATAGAAAAAACAATCACTATTAAGAAAAAGTAAAATTAGTACCTACTCGAAATGGTAGGGCTACACGTCAAAAAATTTAAAATACAAGGTACATTAATAATCTTTGGGAGCTAATAGATGGGAGGATAAAATGAAACAAGATAAGAAAACAAATGATAGTGTAGAAGCGGAAGTAGTAGATTCTATACCTAATAACTCTAAGGGAAAAATGGGTTTTGAAGATTTTAAGATGAGTAAAGATGATGCAGAAATCTTTAAAGAGGTAACAGATTCTATACTAAATTCTAGGGGTAAGTTTTATGATCAGGATAAGAAAGCATTTAAGAGTGAGTATGATATGCAGGACAATCTAGTTGAAAACTTAGATACAATAGATGCGAATTATCAGGAAGATTTGAAGGCACTAAAAGAGAAACATAAAGGTTTTGAAGATATGGATGCTTACATAAAAGAAAAAGAACAATTAGATGAAAGCTATGGTAAACAAAAAGATAAAACATATGCCAAAATAGATGAGTCAAATGAAAAGAAAGAAGAAAGAGGTAATAAGTTTATAAAGTTTTTAACTGGCGTAGGTTTGTTTGCCGCAGGATGCGTGGCAGGAGCAGTAATTTTAGCCGTAGGAGCAGGTGACGCTAATGGAAACGGAGATCATAGCTAATACACCGAGACATCGCTAATGAACTTTAAGATAATACGATAAATCATTTGGTTAGCAAATAAAAGAAAAAAGGCACTACTCCAAAAGGATATAGCACCTATACTCGCAATATAGATTATATCCCTTTGGAATGATAGAGTCAATAAAAACGGGGGAATAAAAACATGAATAACTTATTAAAAGAAATGAAAAGTAAATTAAAAAATGTAGAAGATGCAAATGTTTTCTATAATTTATTAGATAGAATACAGTTGGATAATCATACAGAAATAACAGAATTTAGTGATGAAAATATTTACTATACGGTAGCTAGATTTGTATTAGATAACTCAGTAGAAATATTACTACAATATGAACCTAGATTTTATAATTATGATGACAAAGATTTAGAATGGATACCAAATTTAGTAATAAATGAATATAAATCTAAAATAGCATAAAATTATAAAAAATGCTGAAATTACAACGTTGGCACACGGTGTGCAAACTTATATGAGTGAATCTCAACTATAAAGATTGTAGGCAAGGGGGAATGCAAGTAAGATACTTGTAAAATCTTCATATAAGGGCAATAAAGAGTGAAGGGGTATCGAATTTTAAATAGGAATGTAATTAAGGTTCTAAAACAACAACAATATATTACAGTTATAGATGATAAAAAGTGAGATTTTATTTCCTATTATAATTATGTAAGGACTGCAGAAGAAAATAGGTTTGCAAAAATAACCACGATATATAACACTTACAAGGTATATAGAGTGAATGGGCAAAATAAGTTGTGAAATTCTTTGATTATAACCTATATATAGTGAAGGAAGTAAATTAGTGGTGGGGAAAAACGATACGATATAGCACAGTTACAACCTATAAAGTTAAAGGGGTGTCGTAAAACACAACGGCCATTAAATATATATAATAATTTGGAGGTAAGAATATTGGAACAAATAAAAATTAGGGAAGTATATCAAAAAGATAGGAAGTTTGAATTGAAAACGGATGTAAATGTTGAGGGAACTATTACATTAGGGCGTAACTTCATGTTAGATATATTTGAAATCTACATGAGTAATGAATTAAACAAACAAGATTACAGATTAGAGAAGCATATAGAAGAAATTATAAAAGTACACATACCTCAAAACGACGATGCTGCTTTAGATGTATTGGAAAACGGTATAGATTTTGATAACAATCATTATGTTTATCTATGTACAAGTGCGGGATTAATGAAAAAAGCAGATATGGAATTTAAAACTGAATCAGAAGCATTTTTTATAGAAGATACTTACAAAAAATTTAAAGATGTATTTGAAGATGTAATTTCGTTAGGAAATATAGAAAAGAAAAAGGGTACTGAATTATGCATAAATAAAGATATAATAGCTAGAATATCTTTGGCGCTATCATCTGGAGAAAGAGTCAATTTACCAGGAATAAAAAGAATAATTTTACCTGAAATGACTTATAAGTTTGTAAATAATTACTTAAAATTTCCTAGTAAAATAGTTAAAAATGAAAAAGGCTATAATACAGAAATATTAGATCTAGATAAAGTCAAAGCTGCATATGAAACTGGAGATAAGAATTCAGTATTAGAACAATGTCCAGAGCCTGTTGAACACGTTGCAATGGATGGAAGTGGATTTATAAGTCCAGAGTTGATAAATAAAATAAAGAAACAATTAAATGATAAACATAAAGCAAATATAGATTACAATTTGAGTTGGGTAGGTATAAGAGAGATAGGATTGCAAAGTAAAGGTCTATTAGTTAAATTTGACTGGAAGAAATACTTAAGAGAAGTACACGACTTAAAAGAATTATGGATAGCTGATAGATGGGGTGAAAAGCATAATTTATTTGAGGTAGATTTAATAATGAATGAATCTCAAACTAAGTGGTGTAAATGGTTTGATAGTTATGAGGAATATGAAAAATCAATAAATGACTTTACAAATAAAGATGAGAGATATAAAGAGTTATTTGAGAGTTTCTACATAATAAAATATTCAAAAGAAAAAGCTGATAATGTATGTGAAAGTAACTATCAAGTAATAGGTAATTTAGCTTTAACTGCTGATGAATTAAATGAAATAGCTAAAGAAAGTGAAGATATATACAAGAAAGCTATTGAAGGAGATTTAGCTACAAGAAGAATATTAATGGGTGATATAGCAAGAGAAAATCAAACTGAATTATCTGCTAGTACAAAAGCTCATAGACTTTTGCAACATGATGAAAAATTCAATGAAACTAAAATGATTAAAGGTGTAGTAGATAACCTTATTAATAAGAAAGTTCATATGTTAGCAGGAGCTAGTATATATCTGGATAATAGTAACTATAAAACAGCTATGAAAGATCCAATATCGTATATGGATTCACTTATAAAGCCTAAATATGATAAAGAAGGACGTTTAATAGGACAAATATACGAAAATGGATTAAAAAAGCATACTAACTATGTACCAGGTGAAATAGGTAAGCGTGTATTAGCCAGATGTCCTTTAAACAGTCCTGGAGAAAATATAAAAACTGAATTGGTACCGAATAGATTGTTAGATAAATACTTTGGTCATTTAAGTAATGATTTAATCTTCTATGCATTCGATGATATAATGATGCGTCAGAGCGGGATGGACGAAGACCTAGATATTACTTTATGTATTGATAATAATACAATATACAACTCAGTAATAGAAGATGTAATAGACGGTATTATATGGCACTTTAGAAATCAATTTGACGGTGGTTCTAATAAGGAAATATACACTAATGAAAACTTATATAAAGCAATAGTAGAAGGTCGTGGAAATAAAATAGGGGAATTGAGCAACGTAGGATCAATATGTAGTAACCGTATGCACAGACAACTTCCAGAATGGAGATATGAAAAAGCACTAATGTCTGAATTTGATATAAGAGAAAATTTATATAATAAATATAAAGACATGGATGGAATAGATAAGGCGGATATAAATAACTTCATTGAAAGGGATTATAAGGTAGGAATATCTAAATGTAAAAAAGAACCTTATGATACAGAAGATCATAGACAGAATGTATTACATAATTTTCAAAAGGAAAAAGTGAATTTATACTTCCTTCTTTATGCTCAAATGAAAGCTATTGATAGTCCAAAGACTGGATTAAAAATAGATGAAGAATTAAAATTTATAGATAAATATATTAAAAATAAAGGCGAATTAAAGCCTCGATTTATATATCACGCAAAATATAAGAAGTTAGATAAAACTGTTGAATATAGAAAGACTCAAGATTCTAATACATTATTAAATAACTTTGCAAGAAGAATAAATGACCAATATGGATACAAAACTAGAGAGTTATTTGAACAAAAGTATGATGATGACCATTTAATAAAAATATTAAGAAAAATAGATGTAGAAGTTTCAGATGAATTAAAAGATAAATTAACTGAGTTAAGCAATGATTGGCATAAGAAAAGAGCAAAACTAGATGAGTCTATAACACTAGAGGAATTAAGAGAAACTAAGAAAAATAATATTAAGTATAAGGTTAATAAAGAATTCAGAGAGAGTACAGATGATGAATTTAATAGATGTATTTTTAAAAGAAAACCTAAAGTTGCTAAGATAGAGTTAGATATACAAAAAAGATATGAGAACGAAATCAAAGGTAAATATACAAAGGAAGAAATATTAAGAGCTACAGGAGATGTTAAAGGAAATAAAGTAGTCAAATTTAATAATAAAGTTAATATAACATCAACTTTTATAATGAAGTTTTTATTTGATGAACTAGATGCTTACTTACTAGAGAAGAATAATAAAGAAGGTAGTATATATGTTGAATGTACTAATGGAGATAATAGATTCTTGTTTAAGAGCTATAAGAAGACAGATATTGAACTAAAAGAGTTAACATTGGGTAAAGATCAATTAATCAATGCAGCAGTGGCTAGAAAGGTTAATGTTATAGTAAAAACTAATATAAGGGGTATGGAGTTAAATGAAGATGTTATAGATGGATTAACGCATATAGTTGTTGAAAACGGAGAAGCATTCAAGTATGAAAATGAAGATAAAACTAGAATTTCATTGGGTAAAATTTATGAAAATACAGTCGTTCCTTATGATGGAATTTATGAATTAGATTCAGTTAAATTTAAAAAAACTTATATTGAAATGTATGTAAGAGTATAGAGGGTTAGGATTAATTTCTTAGCCCTTTATTATTCTTATTGTATGCCCAGTTGCCTACGTCAACTCTGGCATATGAAAAGGGTGAACGAACAAATTTTAGGAGGTACGGGATATATGGAAAAGAAAGCGTTAATTTATATATATAACTGGGAACAAAGCAAGTTTTACATAGAGAATGGATTAGTTCCGATTAAACCAGGTGTAAATGAAAGAACTGGAAATATTTATATGATATTCAATAGACAGGAATCTCAAGAAGTATTTTCAAAGTGGTGTACAAGAAATAAGTAATTTATAAAATTTTATTATGAAGGGGTATATGTTATGAGTGGAAAAAAATTAAATTTAAAATGGGTAAGTGATGAGATAGGAAATGATTATAAAGAATGGAAACGTGGAGATATCATAACTATAAATGCCCAAACAGGTACAGGTAAGACGTTTTTTATTAAGAATGTATTAATACCACATATGGCTTATGAGAAAATGCTTATAGTAGCTAACAGGGTTAATTTAAAAAGACAGTTAAAGAAAGACTTATGTAAATATTATAACAAGCCGCTACCAACAGATCTATCAGACCTAGATAATCTAAATGTTATAGGAGATGTTACTATAATGAGTTATCAGCAACTAGGTAATATTATACATGATTCTAATTATGGTAAAGAAAAACTTGATTTAAGTATGTATGATTATATAATATGTGACGAGGCTCATTTCTTTATGACTGATGCTGGATTTAATAATAAATGCGATTTAGTATTTTTTGAGTTAGTAAGAAAAAAACATGATGCAATTAAGATATTTATATCAGCAACAATGGATGAAATTTATCCAACTATTCAAGCTGGGGCAGAGGATACAAATAGCAATTTAATTGGAAAAAAATATAATACAGGTGTAGATTACAGTTATGTAAATACTAAATACTTTAGAAATTTAAATGATATAGCTAAACTTATAAAAAATGATAAAACAGATGAAAAGTGGCTAATATTTGTTAAAAGTAAAGACGATGGTGAAAAATTAGAAAACCAATTAAAAGATATATGTTCATGTGAATTTATAACAAGAGAAACAAATATAAAGAAATCTGAAAATTTAAGAAATATAATATCTGATAGTAATTTTGTTAGTAAAGTGTTAATTACCACTAAAGTTATGGATAATGGTATAAATATTGATGATGATAAGTTAAAGAATATGGTCATAATGACTTATGACAATGTAAGCTTCATACAGATGTTAGGAAGGTTAAGAGTTGATATAGAAAATGCACCACGACTTAACTTATTTATTCCTTTATTTAATAGATCTAACTTTAATCCTTTAATAACCAAAATATATGAACCTAGAATAGAAATGATAAAATTATTTGAAAAAGAGAGAACTGAGTTTAATAGAATATATGATAGGTCGGATAAGTTACCATCTAGTATATTTATAAAAATTAATGGTGCTGTAGATATTAATATATTAGGGAGAGTAAGATTAGATAATGATTATGAATTTGTTAAAAATATAGATGGAAAATTAAAAAATGATGAGTTTGCCTATATTAAACAACAATTAAAATGGATTGGACTTGAGAATGAATTTAATAAAGAAAATTTAATAGAACATGTTGTTGACAAAAAAGTAAAAATTGAATTAGGGGAATTCTTAGAAACTGCATGTAATGATGATGCAAGATTCAGTAAAGATATATTAAAAAATACCATGTTAAATATAATAAATAAAGATAATAACCTAATGGTAAAATTCAACAAACTAGATGGTGGGAATAAAAGAGATAAAGGAATGAAAAAAATCAACGAATTACTTATTAGTGAAAACTATGATTATATTGTTGGAAGTAAGAGAGAAACTATAAATGGTGTAAGGGATTATTATTGGAGAGTATTAAGAAATATATAGTATGACTATTTTTGTGAGTTAAGTCTATATGTAAGTTAGGTCACATTTTTGGTCAATAAATAATAAAAGTGTTAAGGGGTGGAAAATAGTAGAGTAAGTTTAAAAGGGGCTTTTTAAAAGGATTTTTTAATGTACCTATATAATATAGATGCATTGATTTTTCCCATAAAAAAGTCCCTTTATCATAGTTTAGAATTTAAAGAAGAAAAATATATTTTCGAAGACTTTTGATTTTTAAAGTCTGAGAATTGCAAGCGAAACTTGTTTTCGTGAAGCAACTAAGGAACTCATAATAGGGTTCTTTTTTTATGTAAAAATTTAATTGAAAGAAGGTTAGAAATTATGAAAATAGATTTAATATTAGCACAAGAATATATAAGCAATTTTAGAGATGAAGTAACTGAAATAGAAAATGCTGTAGACGATTTAATAGAAGACTATTATTTGGCAGAGGAAGAAAAAGATATTAGAGTAGAGGCTTTTATAATATCTAAAATGAAAGAAGATGGACTTGAATTTGAATTGGAGGATGAAGATGATGAATTTATTGACTTCTAATTTAGATTGGTTTGAGGCTGGAGAAGTTAAAGGAAAACAAGTATATATATTAAGCTTCGATATAGATCATGATTTATATTTAATAAAGTTTAATAATTATAAAGTATTTAAGGTTAATAAAAAAAGTAATGAGTTAATTTTAGAGTTTAGTAATGAAGATTTAGATAATCTATTAAATGATATAGAAGATTATTGTAAGAAAAATGGAGTTAAGAGTTTTTATAAGGATGCTGATTGGAAAAGGTATAGATTGAGTTATAGACAACAAGAAGTAGCTAATAAGCTAGGAGTTAAATTTAAGACAAGTGGTGAATTTAATAAATATTTAAGTATATTAAAATGCAATAATTTAATGAATGAATTAATATAGTGTGCTTGCTTTTGCTACCGCAGCTACGCACATGAAAAAGGTGAACGAGAAGACTATATTTTCTTTGTATAGTTTTTTAGCAAAATTTTGACATTGGCTAGAATTGATACCTATATTAATTCTAGTCCTCCAATTTTTCTATATGATTTAAAAACAACATAACATCTTATTTTTATTTTTCATATTCTAAACCTCCCTTTTATTTATATAGTGAGTTGATGACTCTCAGACGGACTAAAAGTCTAGAAATAAGGTGGTAGCGGTATCATCTATTTCGATTTATTATGTTGTTTTTAAATGATGTAGAAAACATACTTTTTACTCATTTTTAATCTCCCTTTATATAGTTTTGCTAGGTTTCTATCCAAAAAATCTAGTACCAATTCAAAATAATAGTCCAAGAGACTTTAAAATGTGAGGTATAAATAATATGAAAAGAGATTTAAAAGTTACAGGAACAACAGAAATTTTAGGAATTGAAGTACCAGTAATAGAAGGTGGATTTGGAAGTAATCAAAAGGTTATGCTATCAAAAACAATAGCAGAAATACATGATGTTAGAGTTAATGATGTTAATGATTTAATAAATAGCAACATTGATGAATTCGAAGAAGGTGTAGATATTATAGATTTAAAAAACTCAACCGATACCAACGGTTCACTTTTAGAATTAGACTTTAGTAAACAAAGCATAGCAAATAGTAAAAATATATATTTATTAAGCGAGCAAGGTTATATGACTTTAGTTATGCTAATGAGGACTAACAAAGCAAAAGAAATAAGAAAGCAAATTAGAAAACAATATTTTGCTATGAGGGAAATTATAAACTCTGATGAAGATTTAAAGAAAGAACTTGCATATAAGTTAATGGTTGGCGGAATAGGTTCTATAGAAGCGCATAAACAACTTGTAGCATTAGAAACTAGACCTCTATTACAAAAAATAGAAAAAGATAAAGATAAAGTAGAATTTGCAGAAACAGTTCAGAGAAGTAATGATACAGTAGACTTTAATGCATTTTCTAAGATATTAAGCAATGAAGGTATTATAATAGGTAGAAATAAATTATTTGAACTACTTAGAAATGAAGATGTTTTAATGACGGGAGTAAATCACAATCAGCCATATCAAAGGTATGTAAAACAAGGGTACTTTAAAGTTATAGAGTATATAAAAAATGAAAAAATAGGATTCAAGACAGTTATAACAGGGAAAGGACAACAATGGCTTATAAAACTATTTAAAGACAATAAACTAAACAAGACAGCGTAGTAAAGACATTTTGAGGCATAAAATAGATTCCTCCTTTAATTTACAATTTATAGATTAATAGAGCTTATGAATGAGGATTTGTAGGCTCTTTTTAGTACATAAAAAATTTAAATTAGATGGGATTATATCATATGTATATGTACTATTCATATATTGTCAAAATTATTTTTCAAAAGTTTAATGGGTTCTTTCAAAATCTATTACCAATCAAAATAAAAAGTGGAAGGGGTAAAATATGAATTTACAAAAAATAAAAGAAAGTATAACTAGCTTTAGTGTGCAATTTAACGGTGAAGAAAATCGAGGGATATCTTATATTTTAATGTTAGAGTCAAACGAGATGATAAGTAACTATTTTAATATTGATAAAGACACGGACTTAAACAATAAAGAATTATTAGAAGATTTAATATGTGCAGATGTAAAGAATAATTATTTAAAAGAGTTTGTGAAGAAAAATTATAGTACATTAAGCGTACTTGGTTTTATAAATGAAGATGAAAATAAGATAATGAAGGAGTTAATATAAGATGGATAAGTTTGAAACGAAAAAAATAAGGATGGAAGATATAGAAAAATGCGTTTTTTTACATAAAGATGGTAGAAAGGTATATTCGGATAAAGTTCTTGAGTCTTTTTTTATGTACATAATTGAAGAAGATAAAGTTAAGCAAGGTGGTTTGAATTTATATATACATAAAGCTATAGAAGATGTAGTATTTGAGAATGTAGAAAAAATATATATAGCTGGAAAAGATAAAGTCTTAGCATTATTGAATGTGTGCTTTGAAGAATACTGTGATGATGATAGACTAAGGATGAATTTCAAAGTTAAACCGAATGAAAATGATATTGTATATTACACAGATACTAGAAAGTTAAATAAAACTATATATGAGCAATTTAGTGATATAGATAGTATAGTAAGAAAAAGTAAAATGCCTATAGAAGAAACTAATATTTCAAAGTTGAATATAGAATTAAACTTAGTAAATAGACCTATAGTGAAAGTTAAACGTATGAGTAAATCTGAATATATACTTAGCCGATTAGTCAATGCAAAAAATATGTGTGTTGATGATTTAATAGAGACAATTAAAGAATTTGATAAAAAACTTCCTGGTAGATATGAAGGTTATTTAATAAATAAAGGTAAAGAAGAAATGTTTTATTCAGATATATTTGTAGAAGATTTATTAAAGAAAGAGTTTAATAAGTATTTAGATAATGGAAAGGTTGTGTTATAAATGTTAAATATACCTGATCAAAATCAATTAGGAACATTAAGTAAACCTACTGATGAGATAGTGAGACTAAAGGTAAATGGAGATAGATTGAAGCAAGACTTAACAACACATCTTAATCAAGAGTTAGATAACTTTATAAAGAATATAGATTTAAATAAATATATAGAGGCCTAGAGCAATGGCATTAAAGAAGTTATGTGCTAAGTGCGGAAGAATTATTGACTATGGCAATAGATATTGTGATAGATGTCAGGTAATAGCTGATAAAATGAAAAAAGATCGTAGTAAGAATTACAATAGAAATAATAGAGATAAAGAAACTCAATCCTTTTATAATAGTTCAGAATGGAAAGCTATTGTATCAGTAGTAAAGTTAAGAGATCAAGGATTATGCTTGCATTGCTTAAGTAAGAATAAGTTGAGTTATTACAATGCAATTCATCATATTGAAGAATTAAAAGAGAATAAAGATAAAGCATTAGATATAGATAATTTAATTTGTCTATGTCGTTCTTGTCATGCAAAAATTCATAGTGAATATAAAACTAAAAATAAAAGTGAATTACAAAATAAGTTAAGAGAGTTGGTAGGGGGCTATAATAAAGTTTTATAGGAGAACTAGAAAGCCTTGAGTGGTGTTTTCTCTAGAAAAAACTTGATTTAAAAAATAAAAATCTTAACGTTTTTAAACAATTTAAATAACTTAATAAAAAAGTGTGGTGATAAAATGACGCAATCGTTAGATTCTTATAGTAATGAATATTATAAGGAATATATGAAGGGTTATAGAAAAGCAAGAAAAGATGAAACCATAATCGAAAATAAAAACAAAATAGAATTCAAGTCTAAGAATATATCAATTGCTCAGTTTAGAAAGCACTATAAAGGCAAATTGAAAAACAAAGAGCAAGAATTGATATTTAATAATTGTTTAGATTTAATAACATTGATTGATGAATATAGACAAGCTATTGAAAAAGAAGGTACTTACTATAAAAATACAACCGGAAATATAAAGATTAATCCTATAGTCAAAGAACATAGAGATACTATTAAATCATTTACAAATTTATTGTGTATTTTACACGATTTACTAGAACCAGAAGAAAAAGAATCTAAGGCAGAAAATAGGTTTATAAAATTTGCAAAATGATAGGGTGACACAATATGCAATAGATGTTTTAAATGATAAAATAGTAACTGGTTTATATGTAAAGTTAGCTTGCAAACGACATTTAGATGATTTAGAAAAATCAAAAGATGATGATTATAAATATTATTTTAATATTGATATGGCAAATGAAATACTAGATTATGCCGAATCTCTTATTATTGCAGAAGGTAGTGAACAACTTAATGTTAAATTACATGGATTTCAAGTATTTATATTAGGATCATTAAATGGATGGGTAACTAAAAAAGGTGATAATAGGAGATTTAGACATAGTTATATACAATTAGGAAGACAAAATGGGAAATCATTCCTAAATGGAATTATAGGAACTTATTACGGAAACTTTGATGATTATAAATATGGTCAAATATATTGTACTGCAACTAAGATGGATCAAGCTAGAATAGTACTTAAAGAAATGATAAAATTCATAAATGCAGATGATGACTTATCTAAATTATTTAAGATAAAAGAATATGAAGGTACAATTGAATGTAAAATAACTAATTCTACAATTAAGGCATTAGGGAAAGATACTAAAAGTATAGATGGATTTAGACCATATGTAGGGATAGTCGATGAATTACATGCACATAAAGACAATCAAATGTATAAACAACTTGAAGGTGGAACTAGAAAACTAAAGAAGTGTTTGATATCTGCAATAACTACGGCAGGATTTAATTTGAATTGTTATTGTTACGAATTATATAGTTACTGTTGTGATGTATTACATGGATTATATACGAATGATACACAATTCATTTATATAGCACAAATGGATAAAGACGATGATATTTGGGACAGTAAGAATTGGATTAAATCAAATCCTTTAGTATGTAGTGATCCAGATGATTTAGAAAACTTAGAATCAGTTGGTGAAAAAGCTAAAAATATAGGCGGGCATGACTTAAAGGACTTTATGGTTAAAGCATTAAATATATGGACGCAATTTAGTGAAAATCAATATATTGAAAGAGAAGATTTAAAGAAATGTCTATCAGATAAGACATTGGAAGATTTTAGAGGCCAAAAATGTAATATAGGATTAGATTTATCAAGTGGTGGAGATTTAACATCTTTAGCACTTATTTTTGTGTTTAATGAAAATAATGAAAAGAAGTATTTTATGCATTCACATTCATTTATGCCATCTAAGAGATTAGAAGAACATATTAAGACAGACAAAGCACCATATGATATGTGGAAACAACAAGGATTACTTACTATTACCCATACAAATGGTGGTATAAAAAATGACTACAATTTCATAATTTCATATTTAAAAAATATTATAGATGAGTATGATTTGAAGGTAGAGCAGATAGGATATGATCAAAGAAATGCAGATATGTTCTTATACGATTTAAATGAATTAGGTCATGATACTGTTGAAATATATCAATCATATAACAAATTGAATGATCCAACTGAAGATTTAAGATTAGAAATTAAGTCCGGGAATGTTTTATTTAATAAAGATAATGAATTATTAATATGGTCATTTATAAATGCAAAAACTGTTAGTAATTCTAATGGAGAAATAAAGATAGATAAAGATAAAAGTAAGGAAAGAATAGATCCAATAGATGCAATTATAGATGCTTATAAACTAGCATTCAAGAATGAATTATTAGTAGACCAAAATCAAATGCTAGAGGACTACTTAACAATGATGGGCATGTAGGAGGTGAGAGGTTGAGAATAGTAGAAAAGTTTAAAGATATGATGTTCAAAAAAGAAATAAAAAATGAAATGAGTGCAGAAGAAAAAGAGATATTGAGAATATTAGGAATATCTGAAAATATTGAAGCGGATGTTAAATCTGAGATTACATATTTTACTTGTCTTAAAGTTTTATCTGAGACACTTGGAAAACTACCATTAAAAATGTATCAAGAAACAGATAAAGGTGTAGTTAAAGCTAAAGATGATAATATATATAATTTATTAAGATTAAGACCTAATCCATATATGAGTGCAACTACTTTTTGGACTACAGTTGAAATGAACAGGAATCACTTTGGAAATGCTTATGTATGGTGTAGATATACAGGAGCTAAACTACAAGATTTATGGATAATGCAATCTGATAAAGTTAGAGTCATGGTCGATAATGCTGGATATTTTGGTATGAAAAATAAAATATGGTATATATACAATGATTCTAAAACTGGTAAAGAGTACGTTATGAATGTAGATAATGTATTGCATTTCAAAACAAGTCATTCTTTTGATGGCATAACAGGTACAGCAGTCAAAGATATACTTAAATCTAGTGTCGAAGGCGGATTAGAATCTCAAAAGTTTATGAATAATCTTTATAAGAATGGATTGACAGCGAAATCAGTACTACAATACACAGGAGATTTAGATGAGAAGGCTAAAGCTAGGTTAATAAAAGGTTTAGAATCTTTTGCAAGTGGTGCTGAAAACGCAGGCAAAATAATACCTATACCTTTAGGAATGAAATTATCTACACTAGATGTTAAATTAACTGATGCTCAATTCTTTGATTTAAAGAAGTACAATGCACTTCAAATAGCTGCAGCATTTGGGATTTCTCCAAATTTCTTAAATAATTATGATAAATCCAGTTATTCAAATAGTGAAATGCAACAATTAAACTTTTTAATAAATACACTTCAGTATGTATTGAAGCAATATGAGGAAGAAGTTACATATAAATTGCTGTCTACTCAACAAATAAATCAAGGATATCATTTTAAATTTAATGAAGGTGCAGTGTTAAGAGCAGATTCAGATACTCAATCGCAAGTATTATCTAGATATGTAAATAATGGTATATTAACACCTAATGAAGCACGTTTATTACTTAATTATCCACTTGAGGAAAATGGAGATACTTTAATGTGTAATGGAAATTATATGCCAATTTCAATGTTGGGCAAACAGTATAAGGGAGGAGGTGTGAGAGATGAAAAACAGGAAGGATAATTTAAGTGATTTATTAAAAGTTAAGAATCAAACTGAAACAAGTGCAGATTTATATTTCTATGGTGATATAGTTAGTACTTTTTGGGATTCATGGGATGATACAGATCAATATCCAGAACAAATTAAATCTTTCTTAGATGAAGTTAAAGATAAGAGTCTCAATATATATATAAATAGTCCTGGGGGTAGTGTATTTGCTGGACAAGCCATATATAATATGTTAAAACGTCATAAAGGATATAAAACTGTATATGTAGATGGTTTAGCGGCGTCTATAGCAAGTGTTATAGCTATGGCTGGAGATAAAATAATAATACCTTCAAATGCTCAGTTAATGATACATAAACCCTGGCTTGGTACGTTTGGAAATGCTAATGATTTAAGAGAACAAGCAGATGTATTAGACAAAATAGAAGAAGGTATATTAAATGTATATCAATCTAAAATAAAAGAAGGTATTGATATAGAAACTATAAAAGAAATGGTAAATAAAGAAACTTGGCTTACAGGGGAAGAAGCATCTAAATATTTTGATGTAGAAGTATCAGATAAAGTTAATATAGTTGCTAGTTATAAGAGTGATTATTTAAATAAATTTACTAAAATCCCGAAAGAATTAAAACAAATTGAAAATAAAAATGAAGATGAAAAAGAGAAGTTATTAATTGAATTAGATTTTATCTAGTTCTTTTTTTATGCTCAAATTTAAAGAAAAGGAAACGGTGAAAATTTATGAATAAAGAATTAAGAGAAATGTTAGAAATGATAAATAATAAAAAGGCTGAGGCTAGAGAATTAGTTAACTCAAATAAGCTAGAAGAAGCGAAGGCTATGAAAAACGAAATACAAGAATTACAAAATAAATTTAATTTAATGAAAGATTTATTTGAAGAAGATGTGGAAGGCGTAAAAGATATGGTGGAAATAAACGATAAGAGAGCTAGTAAAGATGATGAAGTATTAGCATTTAATAAAGCGGTATTAGGAAAGCCATTAACTGAATCACAAGCAGCATTAGTTGAAGGAATAGGTGAAGATGGCGGATATTTAGTTCCAGTTGAACAAAAAACACAAATAGAAGAGTTAAAGAGACAATTAATACCTTTAAAAGATTTTTGTAATGTAATACCTGTTGGAACTATGTCAGGATCTATGCCACTTGAAGTTGAAGCAAATGATGAGTTAATAGCATTTGATGAAATGACTGAAATAAATCAATCAACTATAAAATTCGGACAAGTTAAATATGAATTAGGTGACTACGGAGATATAATACCAATATCAAATACTTTATTACAAGATGAAAAAGCTAACTTAACTTCATTTGTAGGTAAGAGATTTGCTAAGAAAGCTGTAAGAACTGAAAATAAAAAGATATTAGCAGAACTATCTAAGGTTAAGAAGATAACTGGCAATGAACTTGCTTTACAAAAAGCTTTAAATGTAGTATTAGATCCTGCTATAGCTGCAAATGCAATAATAATAACTAATCAAGATGGATATGATTATCTGGATTCTTTAAAGGATGCTAATGGAAGACCATTATTAAGTGACTCTTTAGCTCATCCTGGATCAAAAGAATATAAAGGTAAGAGGATAGTTGTACTATCTAATCAACATTTAGCATCTATAGAAGGAAAGTTAAATTTCTATGTTGGAGATATAGCTGAATTTATATCATTCTTTGATAGAGGTGTATATGAAATGGCAGTATCTAAGGAAGCAGGATTTACTAAAAATGCTACTATGATGAGAGTTATAGAAAGATTTGATGTAAAACCAGTTGACACTAAAGCTGTAGTAAATGTTGAAATGCCAGCACCTGTTGTAGCTACATCAAATAAGTAATCAGTATTTAGGGGCTAGATTAATTTCTAGTCCTTTTTAAAGTAGGTGATGAATATTGAAAAATGTAGGTTTACTTGAATTAGGAAAATTACATAAAGAGTATGCTGATATGGTTTTTGATGAAATACGAGTATTTGTAAGAGTAGACGTTGATGATACAGAATTAATAGATGAATTGTGGAGTTTAATTTTATCAGCAGAAATATATCTCAAAAACGCAGGGTGTTATTTTAATTACTATAATGAGTTATTTGTATTAGCTATGAAACTTGTTGTATCTTTTTATAATGAAAATGGTAAGTCAGAAGACTTTGGTTATTCATTAAGAACTATTATAACTCAATTAAAGTATTGTTATGGTGATGAAAATGAATAGTAGAGAGTTGAACGAAAAAATAGTTATACAAGAGTTGAAAGTAATATTAGATGCTGGTCGTGAGCAGAAAACTTATATAGATAAGTATAGAGTTAGGGCAAAAAAGAAAACTGTATCAACTAAAGAATTTATCTCTAATAATTCAAACTTTACAAGTTTAACTCTTAAATTTATCATTAGAAAAAGAGATATCAATTCAGATTACTTTGTGTTATATAAAAATGATATATTCAATATCAAGCATGTTCATGAGTTTGAGGATGGTTTGCATATAGAATTAACGGTAGAGAAGGTGAGTTAGGATGGGGTTAAAATATGACTTTAGTGCTTTAATAGATAAATTAGATGATATGGAAAAGAGTATACAAAAAGATGTAGCTAAGAATGCATTAAGTAAAGGTGCAGATGTTTTACTGAAGGCTCAAATTGAGAAAGCTCCAATAGATAGTGGGGAGTTAGTTTCAAGTTTAGATAAGACTAATATTAAAGGTAACGGGTTGAAAGCTAAGATTAACATAGGTATTGAAAACGGTGATAAAGACACAATAAGGTACGGATATTATCAAGAATACGGAACTGAGAATATGGTCGGTAAGAAGTGGATGAAATCTGCATGGAATGAAGGCATTAAAGAAGCTAGTGATGAAATAAAGGAAAGTATAGTTAATGACTTACTTAAGTAGGTGGTAATTTGGAAGGTAAGATATTTAAAATAATGAAATCTATTGGAATTAACGCTTATTATCAAGAGTGTAGTGAACCAATCAACGAATATGTGATATATAGTATCTATCAAGAAAAAGATACTGAGATAGCAGATAATGTAAGTCAAGCTACTGTGTATTATATCACTATGAATTATTGGTATATTAATGAAAATAGATATAAACAAATTAAGAATACAATGAAATCTAATGGTTTTAAATATGATGGATCTAGAGATAGAATTGGAGAAAATCATTTAGGAAAGACGATGGATTTTGTTTTTAAGGAATGGAACGATTAATTGACGTTCTTTTTTTATGTGAAAAATTAAATGGTAGTAGATGGTCGAGTCTACAAAATAAAAGAGGTAAAAAATTATGGCAAATTATAATGAAAAAATAGTGTTTGGTATGGATGAAATACACATAGCGACAGTTAATGAAGATGGAAGTTTTGGAGTGCCAGTTAAAATATTAGGTGCTAAGGCTGTTGAGGCATCGTTTGAATCAACTGAAAAAGCTATACATGCAGACAATATAACAGTTTATTCAGATAAAAGGATAAAAGATGGTAAAGGTAAATTAACAGTTTTAGGGTTAACAACTACTGAAAAAGCTTTATTAGCAGGAACAGAAAATATGTCTGGAGGTTTTGCGGTAAGCCAATCTATGAATGCTCCAAGACTAGCTTTATTATTTAAACAAGATAAAGCAGATAAAGGTAAATTATTAAACGTTATATATAATGTTCAATTCTCTATACCTGGTATAAATGCAGTTACTACTGAAGGTGAAATGGAAGAACAAACTTTTGAAATAGATTTCTCTTGTTTACCAGAGTTAGGAAGTGGAGAAGGATATTTCTTCTATACAGTAGATACTACTGATGCAAAAGCTGACTCAACAATGGTTGGAAAATGGTTTACAGAGGTTCAATTCCCTAAGCCAACAGTATCAGTTATAGCAAAATAATTTTACTTTAAAGAGTTTTGGTACAGACCTCTAAAACTGTACCTCCAATGTAAATCTAAATGAAAAGGTGGTGATATTGTGTACAAAGATAAGATATTATATGGATTGAATAAAATACACTATTGTAAAAAGGACAGTATTATTAAGCATATAAAAGGAGCTTTAGATATAGAGGTAATTTTAAGTCAAGAATATGAGTATAAAAAGAAATGTGGACATGATGCTATAAGATTTAATGCCCCAATTAGAGGAAAAGGAAAATTAACTTTATTAGGCTTAACACTAGAAGAACAGGCAGATTTGTTGGGATATAAGTATGAAAATGGAGAGTTGGCAGTAGGAAGTAACCCAACTCCTCCGAATGTATCTTTATTATTTGCTAGAAAAAGGGCTGATGGAGGAGAGTTATATACAGTTTTATATAACTGTATTTTTGAAAATAGTAATATAACAGGGTTAACTAAAACTGGGGATTTCGAAGAACAAACACTTACACTAAGTTTTGATGTGTTATATGACTTTAAGAGAAAATGGACTTACTTTGTATTAGATAATAAGGTCGGAAATCAAAATAAAGTAAATAATTTCTTTAAGCAAATACAAGTACCAGGAGGGAATAATTAATGATAAATGATATTATAGAAATTAAATTAAATGGTAAGACATATAGAGCTAGACTTGACATGGGAGCTATTGCAGCGGCTCAATTTGATGTTCAAAAAGTTAAAGAAAATATGACTGTTGTTGAGATGTTTGATTCTATAAAAAAAGAAAACTATAAGGTTATAAATAGCTTAATAATAGAATCAATAAAAAGATGTCATCCTCAACTTACGACAGAAGATATTTTAGAAGATATGAAACTAAAAGAAAAAAGTGTAATAATGGGACAAGTGGCGGAGTTAATAAAAGCTAGTTTGCCTATAGATGAAGATAAAAAAAAAGAGATGGAATAGTTAACCCTTATAAAAAGGTTCAGGATTGGGATATGGTAGAAATGGAATATTTCTGGTATACAGTCTTAAAAAGGTTTGATGATTTCTGGAGTAAAACTCCTAAATATTTCTTCAAAATGAGAGATGCGCACATCAAATTCAATGGATTAGATAAACAAGATAAAAAGAGAGAAGTTGTAAGCGGTACTTCATGTGGATAAAAAAGAAGGGTATAAGTCATTAAAATATGTGATTTATACCCTATTTTTTTACGTTAAATTAAGAAAAGAGTGGTGATAGATAGAATGAGTAGAAGTGGAGAAATAGAAAAGTTAACCTTCGGCTTGGAATTGGATGGACAATCATTTTCAAAAGAATTATCAAATTTAAAAAAACATACTAGAAATTTAACTAATGATTTTGATAATGCTAGTAAGTCTATAGATCAAGCAGAAGATAAATTAGAGGCTATGACTCAAGCTATGCAAAAAGGTAATAGGGCATTTGATGCAACAGAGAAAAAATTACAAATGCAAACAAAGCAATATGATGATTTATATAAAAAGACAGAAAAACAGAGACAAAAGTATGATGAATTATCACAAGAGTTAAAGAAGTCAGAAAAAGCATTAACAGATATGGCCAACAAAGGTGACAAATCTAGTGAGGCATATAAAAAACAGGAAAAATCAGTTAGTGATTTAAAGAAAGCATTAGGCAGTCAAGTTGAATTAGTTCAGAAAAATTCAAATAAGCTACAACAATATAGTACAGATATAGATAAGACTACCAATGAATTAGGTAAATTAAAAACATCTATAGGGGATTTAGAAACCTCAATGACATCTATGGACGGAGGAGCAGAAGCATTATCAAGATTTAAAGATATAGCTAGTGATGCAGGTATTGACTTGAGTCTATTAGAATTAGGGGCAAAAAGTGCTGCAATAGCTATAGCTGCTATATTTGCTAAACAAGTTTATGATGGAGCTATATCTTATGATAACGCATTAACTGATTTAAGAATAAGTCTAGGATTAACAGAAGATAGTGCAAAAGATTTACTAAATACTATGAAAGATATTACTGATGGAGGATATTCTATTGAAGGAGTTAGTGAATCGGTAAAATATTTAGAACAAAGGTTTAACTTAACTGTAGAGGAAACAGAAAACCTAGCTCAATCTATGGACTTATTAAATAAATATGGATATGAGTCTGCAGATGTAACTAGATTTATGACTTCAGCTGTAAATGATTGGGGAATGAGTCATGAGCAAGCACTAGATATGATCATAGCTGGAGAACAAACTGGACTTAACATGTCTAAAGATTGGTTAGATACATTAGTTGAATATACTCCTATTTTATCTACATTAGGGTTAAGTGGGCAAGAGGCGTTTGCTTTAATTGATGAGGCTGTAAATGCGACAGGAATGAACACTGATCAGGCCGCGGATATGGTAAAAGAATTCTTTCTGTCTTTAACAGATGGAAGTACAACGAGCAAAGATGCATTTAAAGATTTAGGAATAGACATAGATGAGTTAAAGAAAAAAATAGATGATGGTTCTATTAGTTCTGCCGATGCAATGAAGCAAGTAATGAAAGCTATAATGAATGTCGGGGATGAAACAGAAAGAGCAAGATTACTACAAGAAATATTCAAAGGAACAGTTGAGTATGGATCTGAAGGTGTAGTGGAAGCGTGGGCTAATATGCAAGGTTCTGTAAATGATACATCTGGAGCTATGCAAGAGGCAAAAAATGCTTATGAAGACTCTTACTCTGCAATGCAACAAGATTTAACAACTTCATGGACAGAGCTAAAACAGGAAATAGGTAGAGGTGTAATACCAGCACTTACCGAAGTGACTAAGTTTTTTCAAGAAATGGTTAATGGGGCTAGTTATGCACCTACTGCAATAGGAACAGGATTTCAAATATTAGGCAATCAAATAGGAAATGCTTTTGATGGAGCTCAAGGTAAGGTTTTAGAATTTTACTCTTCGATTCTAAATTGGAATTTAAAAGTTGCTGAAAAGTTTGGAAATAAAGAAAAAGCAAATTCAATAAAAAAAGATCTAGATGAAGTAGATAGAAAACATGAAGAAGTATCTCAAAGAATAGGCGATAGAGAACAAGAAATAGATAAATTAAGAAAAGAAAGAGATAAGGCCTATGATGATGCATTTTTAGATATTGATACAGAGCCTTCTAAGCAAAAAGTTGTAGAGTTAACAAAAGCATACTCAGATATTCCTAAAGAAGTTAAAACTGTGTTAAGAGCTAACGATGATGAATCTAAGGCGAAAGCATTAAATGTTTATAATCTTTATGAGCAATTACCTCCTGAGATTCAAACGGTTATCAAAGCAGATAATTATAAAGCATTAGAAGGTGCTAATACAGTACAAGATATATTAAACAACATACCAGTTGAAAAGAGAGTAGCGTTATTAACAGACATTTCCAATAGTGGAATAATGGCTCCTGAACAACTTCAACAAATATTAGATTCTTTACCTGAAGAGGAAAGAGTTAAAATTGAAACAAATATAGCTAATGCAGATAAGATAACTCAGACTAAAAAAGATATCGAAAATATACCCAAAGAATCTTCTACAAAAGTAAGCGTAGATACAGGAGATAGTGAAGCTAAAGCTCAAAATGTGAAAAAAGAAGTAGATTCAGTAAATGGTAAAGTTTCAACAGCTACATTTAAAGCAGAAACAGCTCAAGCGAGTAAAAACGTGACAGGACTCAAGAAAAATATTTCAAGTTATGATGCTAAAAATACTAATAAAACTAAAATAACTAAGTTTAATACTGTAACAGCTCAAGCAGCCAAAAACGTAACAGGGTTAGCAAATAAAATTAGTTCATTTGTGAGTAGTTACGCTAAATCATTTACGACTACTTTTAATGTAGTAACTAAGTATTCAACTCAAGGTAGCCCTACATCTCATTCAAATGGGGCTAGACCAAAAAGCAAACCTAAATTTAGACCAGTAAGTTTTATGTCTATACCTAAAAAGACTGAAATAGATAGTAGAGATAAGTTAAGAACTGTTGCTAGAGAAACATTTAATCCGTATATGAATAATATAGAACCTCCAAGCGAAGTTAGATTTAGATCAATAAATTTTGAAGCTATATCACAGAATACACCTCAACTACAAGCACTAAATCCATCTATGGTGTTATCTGGGGTTGAAAATAATGTAAACTTATTGTCAGACTTAGAGAATCAACTTAAAGCTATAAACAATCAATTAGATATATTAGATAAAAAAGCAGATGATGCATTAGGTCAAGATAAGATAGGATACTTACAACAACAGAATGCATTATATAAACAACAACAAGATTTACAACATAATATAGCTGAAAATTTAAGAGTTCAACAAAATGAATTAAGATATTATCTATCACAACAAGGATATGGATTTGATTCCGATGGAAGTATTTCAGGATATAAGGATGCCATATATAATATAGAAAAAGAGTTAAAATCATTAAACTCTGTATCTGGAGATAAGAATGAGACTAGAATAAAAGACTTAGAAAGAATGAAGAAGTATCTTGAAGAGTATACAGATATTACTTTAGATAAGATACCAAAAGCACAATCCGAATGGTGGAAGTTGCATAACTCTATAAATGAAAATATAGACTCAGTTAAGGAATTACAAACTCAACTTAAATACTTTGATGAAGAAGTTTCTATAGATAAATATTCTAATGAGTTAGGTTATATAAACAAAGAGTTAGACATACTTGATAAGAAGTTAGATAATTTACATGGAACTAATAAAGTAGGAGTTCTACAACAACAAATTGAGTTTCTTAAGAGACAACAAATTGAGTTACATAACTTAGCTAATGCACACAGAGCCGTACAATCTCAATTAAAGGATTATTTAGGAACTCAAGGATTTGTGTTTGATGAGTTTGGTAAGATTGCAAACTATGATCATTTAAATAGTTTTGCTAGCTATGGCAATTTAGAAGAAATCAAGAAATCATTAGAAGAGTATGTGAAACTTACTAATAGTGAAATTCCTAAACTATCACAAGAATGGTGGCAAGTTGAAGAGGCGATTAAAAAGACTCAGGATTCAATAGAAGAGTTGAATCATAAAACATCACTTAGCCAATTCATACATTCTCTTGAAGAAATAAGTCATTCTTTAGATAGAGTTGAAGATAAAATGGATTTATTGGACAAGAAGAATGAACATGTTTATGGCAAGGATAAGCTTGATTATTATAATAAAAAAATAGATTTAATGAAAGAAGAAAAGAAACTTCTAGAAGGGCAGTATAAGGAGTATTTAAATTTACATTATGCAAAAAAAGTTCATCTAGAACAGTATGGGGTTCAGTTTGATGAGTCTTCCTTAATAACAAATTATGATGAAGTTTTAAATAAATATGCTAATACAGATCAATATGAGAAGGTTAAAAAATACCTTGATGAATACATTAAATTGACCAGAGATGAGATACCAGATGCATGGAAAGACTGGCTTGACTTAGAGAACAAGATTAAGGATATACAAAAGGAAAAGTTATATTTAGTAAAAGAAGTTGAAGATAAGATAACTGATGCATATAAGAAACAAGTAGAAGAGCGTAAAAAATTAATCAAAGAAGAGTTAGACGAAAGAGTAGACGCCATAAATAAGGAAAAGGAAGCGTATAATGATGCGAGAGCCAAGGCAGATTATGAAGATGAGTATCAGAAACAGTTAGATAAAGTACAAAAACTACAAGCGGAATATGATAGTATAAGCGGAGATAATTCATTAGGTAATAAAAAAAGACTAGAAGATTTACTTAATCAAATCAAAGATGAGCAAGAAAAATTAGAAGATTTAGTACAAGGCAAAATAGATAAAGATGTAAATGATTTTTTTGATAAGGAATCGGATAAATTAACTGAAAATGCTGAAAGTGCTATTAAGGACTTAGAAGATAAATTTAGTGACTCTAAGTTTGCGGAGTTAGTAGCACAAGCATTAGGCTCTGGGGTATTTACTGATATTGAGGGTAATGTGTCTTCTTTAGAAGATGCTTTAATTAATTTTGCAGAAGAAAGTGGAGATTTATTTGGAGCGTTAGGTGGTATCATTGAAAGTGAGTTAGTTGGAAACTTAGAACAAGCCTTAGATACATACAAAGAATTAGATAGTATTTTAAATGGGTTAGGTATAAGTCAAATGAGAGGTTTTTCAATGCCTAATGTAGATTATTCAAGTGCTAGATATAATCCAAGTTCCACATCAAATATTTCTAACACAAATAATAATTCTACTAGTTATGACTTTAACTTTAATTCACCGCTCGTTGTAGTAGAAGGTAACGCAGATAAGAGTACTGTAGAAGATTTAAAGAAATATGAAACTAGAATAGTAAAAAAAGTAACTTCTGAAATTGTAGGAAAAATGAATGGAAGATAGAGAGGTATATTAATTATACCTCTTTTTTTATGCGAAATTAAAATGAAAAGGGGTATGTAAAATGGGGTTAATAAAATTAGAGGAGATATTGAAGTTAGATAGATTTAGAGATTTGAAAGAAGATGGCAGAGTTATAGAAAATGGAATAATAGATGAAATTATAAGAATGGCATATGAAAATATGGAACAAAAGTATGCTTACAACGCTAAAAAGAAAAAATACGAAATGGTGTATGGTAACTATATCAGACACCAAAAATTTGAAAAAGAAAGTTATCTTGATCTATTTTTTAGAACTGTAGAAAAGATAGTAAAAGAATTACATAAAGGATCAATATTGGATGATGAAAGTAAAGAAGAATACTTACAAGAAGCAAGAGTTTTAGGTTATATAGCTTTAAATGATTTAGTAAATGGTAAATTTAATAGTACTTTAGAGAAAAGAGGAATTACAGTAAATTCGGTGAAAGATTTTAAAGAAGTACTAAAAGATGAAGAAAAAATAAATACAATGTGTGCTATGATTTACACTATTATTAAAAATTTATTAAGGAAACAATTATATAAGCATGACAATCAAGGATACTATTTAGAGTATTATTGGGATGAACAAGAGAAGAAAAAAAAGACTAGAAAAATAGACAAAGATAATATAAGTTTTGAAATGAATGCCTATAAAGAAGATGATAATGGTAAAACTTTAATTGATAAAATAGGAGAAAAGGATTATTACACTATAGATGGAGAGGTCGATGATTCTAACAATTTATTAGGATATTTAGCTAACAAATCAAATTCTATATTTATGAAAAAACAAAGAGATACATTAAGTAAATTTGATGAAGATGGAAATTATCTAGGAGCATTTGGAAATTCAAATAGAAAACAAGCCAAAGATGGTATGATAAACTCATTAGATAAATATGCTAAAACAGATAGAATGTTATACTTAAATGATAGTAGCTATAATGTAAGAGACGTTGAATTTATTAAACTTTTTGAACTGATAGTTTTAAGTGACAAAAGGAGTGATCAACTTAAATTAATAGCTAAAGAGTTAGACGATAATAAAACCCTATCAAATATTGTATATAATTTAGACGTAGATATTTATAGACCTATAATTCAATTCAAGAATACAAATCAAGTTAATTATAAGTACTTAAATACTAATTTTTTAAAACTACTGTATTCACTTTTAAATGAGTACAATAATAAAGTTGAAGATAAGTTTTACATAGAACATTTTGATTTATATGAAGATAATAAAGTAAAATTTTATATAGATAGATATGTAATGACACTTGGATTATTAGCTAGAAAAGAAAATGAACATGAAATTGTAACAGTAAATCAATTAAGAGAGTTTGTTAATAATATAAAAGGATTTAACTATACTAAAACTAAACAGTTAAATAAATATTTAGAAAGCATTGGATACAACTTAATAACTGAGAAGAGAACGAGTTGTAAAGATAATATATCGTGTTTTAAAATAGAGAGGCTATAGATATTCATTGATTTGAGTATTTATAGCCTAATTTTTTCAATAGTATAGTTTACATTAAAGCTAATAAAATTTTATAAAATTTTATTAGAAATTAATTTGAATTCATCACTGCACATCTTCATTTGATACACTGAAATATTTCTATCTTTAGCAATAGAGATAAGTAAATCTTTGTTTTTGGCGGAAATTTTACACCCAAGATAGATTGATTTAGCCTTAGGCACTATATATTTTCTGTTATTTTTTACAATATCGTGTTCTATAACTAGTCTCCATTCATTTTCATAACTCCAGCATTTACTTTTTTTAGTTAAAGCTCCAATTATAAGAGATGGTTTTTTATTGATATAAGATTCAACTATCTTATCATCATATATAACTGGTCGTATTAAATCCATGTAAATAGGCGTGTCAACATTTTTAAAATCATACTCTATGCAAAATCCCTCATGGTTATTTGAATAATGACTCCACATAAGTATTGAGTCATTTACTTCACTAAAACAAGCTACACACCAATGACTTCTATAATAGTTGATTTTTTCCTGATTAAGCTCATTAATTGTTTCTTTTAAGATTTTATATACTTCAGAACCACTATTGATCTGTGCTTTTTCAGATAAGTCATAAAAAAGAAATTCTAAAGGATTATCTTTTGTAATAATCTCATCGAAATATGTATCTAAATCAATATTTAAATCTGATATTATTTTTCCGTAGTTTTTATTAAAAATAGTTTTGGATTTAAGCAAGTTTCTCGATACATGCTCAAAGGTATTTAAACTAAAGAATGAGTCATAAGGATCATTAAAGTCGTTTGGATGACTTAACCAAACCCTACTAGATTCCAGCTCTTCTTTACTATAATCATTTACATCTCTATATCTATATAGTTTTTCAGGAAATTTACAATGTCTCAAATTTCTTGACTTCTTAATAGCTATTTCATCATATGAATTATATAGTAAATTCCAATAATCTTTTTTCCACATGTTTTGCATAAAAGTTTCCCCCTGTAAAATATTTATATAAAGATATAATATCATAAAATACTATTTTAAAAAATTTCTATTTATAAAAAGCAACTTTTGTGCGATTAAACATATAGTGTATTAGAAACAAACAAAATCAATCAATAAGGGGTGATATTGAACATGTCAAAACAGAGAAGCGAAGAGGTAAGAATACCTATATCATTTAAGAAGACACCAGAGGAGTTGAGTATTTATAATTACATCAAAGATAATTCTACAATGATAGGGCAAAGTGCATTTATTAAACAACTCGTAATGGAAGAAATGAAACAAAAAGGAGAATGGAAGTTTTAAGTAAAATTAAAGGACTCCAGGAGTGCCATCCATAGAGTCCAATGTGTTTGGTGAACTATAAAAATATAATTCATATATATAGTTCTCCATAAAATGTCAAATACCTTTTTTAAATTAAAATTTGGAGGAATTATTATGAAAATCTTAGTAAATGGTAGCGCAATGTCAGAAATAATAGATGAATTTGTTTTTACTAAGGAAGAAGATGTAAATATAAAATTACTAGACAAAGTGGTAGGACATATTAAGAGAAATAAGAAAATGTATGCTAGATTAGTTTATTTAGTAGTGTTATTTTTCAATTTAAATGGAGCAGTTATATTTGCAAATGGATACAATCCTTTAACTATGGAGTTCTTTGGATATATAAAAATGGCATGTAAAGCAATAATGCTTATAGGATGGCCATTAGAAATAATCAAAGCTGTATCAGGTGGTACTATAGATCAATTGGGTAGAATTTCAATGAAATATATAGCTCTAGGGTTAATTATAAGATTTTTACCTACTATTGTTTCTAAAATATTGCCATAAGGGGGATACAAGCATGTTTATTGATAACTTGAAAGATGCTCAAGAATTTATAAATAATATAGCAAATAAATCTAAAGAACAGTCTGTATGGGATAGCGCGAAAACTGCATTTGACGGAATTAATGCAATTATTGATGGATTATTTAACCTACTTAGTTTTATAAAAAAATGTATAACGGATTCAGACTTTTTGATAAACTTTTTAAAAGAAATAGCTCCGGATACAGTTTTAATAATACTTTCTATTTTAATAATAATGAGGTTTTTAGGCTTTGAAAGTACTGGAAAATGGATTGCTATTATATTAGTTATTTCATTTGTAATAGGTATTTTATAGGAGGACGTTTATATGAAACTAATACAACTAGCTATAAAACATTGTAAAAAGATAGTATCTATATTATTAATAACACTAATTTTAATTATTCCATCAAATACATTTGCAAATAATACAGAATATAGAGTAGGAGATATTCAAAGAACGGAACTTATAAAACAATCACAGATGATAGATTGGAATCAATTTGATAAAGAACTAAGTATAGATGAAAAGTTTTTAATGATAGATTATTATACGGGGTACTATCTTGTGTGTAGTCGTATGGGGGGAGGTAAGCATGCAGATGTAGAACCTATAGATGAGGAGTCTAATGAGAATATAAAGAAGATAATGGATAGTGGAAGAGGCGGTAAAAGAAGACCTGTAATAATTTTATTAGAGGACGGTAGTTCGTATTTGGGAAGTAGCTTTATGGTAGGTCATGCAGGTATAGACAAAGAACCTTATTTAAAAGAATTAAATAGAAGATCTAACGGATATGGGAAAGGTGAGAACTACGATAAAGTAAAAGGAAATGGTATGGATGGACATATGTGTTTATTCGTTGAAGGATGTAGAAACCACTGGAATGGCCAGAAAAATGAAAGTCATGAAAAGAATTTGAATTTCTTAGAAGATAAACATAAGGAGGCTAAACGTATATGAAATCTATAAAAATAACAGACTATTTTCAATTACTAAGTACTAAGCAACAATTAAGTTATTATAAAATAATACCTCATCAAAATACTAGAAATTATAAATCTACTGAAATATCCAAGGTTATAAATAAATGCTATAAGGGTATATCTAAGAGAATCTATAAGCAAGAAAAGACGTGGTTTATAGAAGTACCTACAAAAATAGCTTACTACATTTATATATCCAAGGATGAAGGTATAGAGTTTTATTTAATAGTTCCAAGCATATACAACTCACTAGTATTAGATCAGCTATCTAGTTGTTGGGATAAAGTAGAGGTGAAGAGAGTTTTAGACATACCTACATTAAAAGATAATTGTAGTAAAATAAGCATGGAGTTTACTAAAGAAGATGCTTTGTCATTAAATATAGCAGATAAAAAATCTAATGAAATACTAGCTAAACAACTTAATGTAGTAGATATTATGAGTTCGGGAGATAAATTAGGTATCTATTATAATTTCAACTATACAAGCCCATACAAAAAACTAGGATTTCAAACTAACTATAATAAGGCAATGGATAAAGTAAAAGAGGGAAAAAGTCTAGATAAAATAAGATTAAATAGAGATTCCATTTTAAAATCCGTATTAAGGATATTAATTAGAGGTGGAGAAGATATATTATCTGGAGTATCTGAGTTATTAGGAGAGAAAAGAAAATCTGATGATATGGCTGCACTAAATAGAACATTAGGAGTATTACAAAAGAAAGATTTATCTAAAGATACAAAGACTAAAGGCCAACTAGATATAATATCAACACAAATATTACTTATGAGTGAATCTAAAGATAAAAATATTGAAAAGACTAATATACAATCTTTAGCTCAGTCATTCAATGAGTTAGATGGAGATAATACATTAAGAGCTAAGAAGTTATCAAATAAGCTTAAAGTAGATTTAAATAAATGTAGCCTACCAAGTCAAGTATCATCAAATCTTATGTCTGCAGAAGAAGTTGGAAGTATAGTAGTCCAACCGGGTAAGGAATTAATAACTAAACACAATATAGAATCAAATTCTATAAATGAGGAATCTGTACCTAATATATGTAAGAAGGGGTATATATCTACAGGTATATCTAGTAAAAAAGGGAAGTCTCATAAATCATATCTTAATCCTAATCCCGATCAAGATACAGGTTTAACCATAACAGGAAAACAGGGGAGTGGGAAAACTGAAGGGTTAAAGAATTATTCTAATGATTGTATTAAACATGGTGATAGTCTTGTTATTCTAGATTATATAGGAAACAATGATTTAGCTAACACTATACAGCAAATTGTACCTAAAGATAAATTAGTATTAAAAGACTTATCTAAAATGGAATGCATGGAAAGCATAGCTTACAATGAGAAATATTATACTGATGATATGGACTTAATGGATAAACTAGATGTAATATCTGAAAAGAGCCAATTAATAACTCAATTAATTAATAGCTTTAATTTTGCTCAAGATCTAACAAGTGCTATGAGAAGATTTTTTGTTAGTGCTGCTAATATAACATATGCCGTAAACCAACATGCTAGCTTTAGAGAAATAATAGACTGTTTAGAGTTCTATGATACTAGAATGAGTTTAATAGCAAATATACCTGATGAGTTTAAATCATTTTGTGATAAGCATGTTAGAAACTTACTTAAATTAAATGATAAACATACCAAAGGAGACTTAAAAGGAGAAGACAATGGTGAAACCTGTGAAAGTAAAATAGACCGTATACTTGATAGAGTAAGTGTCATGGCTGAATCTCCAAGACTTGAATATATGTTACAAAAGAATGTAGCTGATAATATTAATTTTGAAGAATGCTTTAATGAAGGTAAAGTAATAGTTATTAAAATGAGACAAGATAAATTTGGATCTCAACATATGAAGAATATGCTAACTTTATACTTTGTTACTAGAATTTGGGAAGCATGCGTTAATAGGTACTCTAAATCAAATGGAGAAGAGTTGAAGAGAGTACATTTAATGATAGATGAACCACACCAAGTTCCAATAGTAACTAATTATCTTAAACCACTTCTAACACAAATGAGAAAGTACAGATTAAAGCCTGTATTTGCAACTCAGAGTCTTTTGCAACTAGAACACATACTAGATGACCTAAAGGGAGCAGGATTTAGTTATATGTTATTAGCAGGAAGCGATAAGGTTAACTTTAAACTACTATCAGAAGAACTTAATCCTTATGAGATGGAAGACTTATTAAATCTTGAAAGATTCCATAGTTTAAACTTAATTCCTGATGAAAATGGAGTATTAAGACCATTTATAACTAAACTACCTCCTAAGTTAAATATAAATTATGATAATGCAATTAGTACAAATAATGAAAAAAATTATAGTGAGTGTAATTCTAAAGTTATAGATTTTCCTTCTAGAATTTGTTAGCTTAAAATTTATTTGTACATTTTCATTAAAAGTGGAACATTTATCTTGTACAGTTTCATATACTTCTGTAAAGGAAGTTTAGTGACGTACAGAAGTATATGAACTTACAGTATAAAAGGTAAATCAGCTCGTACTATTTTGACTGGATACGTATATTGTACGTTTTAGATTTTCGACAACTTGGTCGACAAGGGTTACAAATAATGTTTGTCACCTTTCATCTTCAGTTTAAAAGCATTGGTTTGTTGTCATATTAGCATTATAACTAATAGTTAGATTGCTCTTTTGAAGAAACATTTCTCTATTTTGACCTGCATGGAATATTGTACGTTTCAGCTTTTTTACACTAATTTGACCTCATGCAAACAATCCTTGCATCAGCTTCTCATGAGTTATAACTATTAGTTAGTTCACATATTTATAATTACATGATGTGCTTAATAAGCACTATAAGAATTGTTTATAGAGCCCTATTTTAAGGTGTTCTCATTTTGGATACCCCTTTGAAATTACTATTTTATTTGAATATATTTCTGCTTTTGGAACTCGTATAAAATCATATAGCGGAGACTCACTCATATAGTTTCCCCCACGGTGGGGGAATGTTGAAATCCCAAGGTTTTCTATAATTTTATTAATTCTGATCTAAACTTTGTCTTAATTTAACTTGAAGAGCACCTATGCCTAACTTTATTTCGTCTAAACTTTTTAATATTTGTTCTGGGTTATCATTTTTTATAATCCTATTTTCTATGTTATTGAATTTAAAATGCAAATTCTTTATTTCAGTTAAATCTTCATTTTTACTATTTTGGATAGTATCTACCTTTTTATCAATTTCAGGTAATAAATCCAATTTCATATTTATTTCACTTAATAATCCTAATAATGTTGATTCATCCATACTAATACCTCCTAAAGTTATTTTTAAGAGTATAACACGAACAAAATCAAAAAGTAAATATATGAACATTTCATATAACCCCTGAAATTTCAACGTTTCTCCACTGTAGAGAATTGTGATTTATAGTATTTTCAATTACTTAAACAATTTAAATATATCAAAAATCGAGAATGTGGTTTTTTTATAAACTTTATTGTAAGCTGCTTTTTTAGGGTTAGTTACCCAACCTCTTCCTTTTGTACCATATCCAGGTATAACAGCTTTTTTAACAGCCCTTTTAGCTCTACCTGTAGTTCTTGCACTGATAGATTTCTTTAAACTTGGTTTTCTTACTCCATATTTCATAATAATACCCCCTTAGTTGAATTTACCATTCCATATTAAAATTGCAGATTGAAGCTATATCTTCCTTTTCTTTAGCTTTATAAACTTCATAGAAATAAGAGAATGTTTTACCATCCTTAGCTATAGTATAATCGATAGACTTTAAAGCTACATCATAAACACAATTATTTAGCATTTTAATTTGAGATTCAGAAACTAATATACCAAATTCAATAAACTTATCCATAAGCGCTTTAGTGTATGCATTCATAGGATGTATTTTATTTAGCTTATCTATTTTTTCTTCTCGAATTATATTTTCATCTAGTTGTATCTCATAAGATTTAGTGATTTCTTTTTCAATGCCATTTATAACAACAACTGATTTTTTAAATTCAGTATTACTAAAATCAGTATTACTTAATTCTTTATTACTAGACGGTAATTTTGACTGTACTAGTACGGTAGATTTTACTGTTCTTGTACGGTCAAAATTACCGTTCAAAGTATCTCCAACGTTTTCAGCCTTTTCTTTTCTATACTTATCAATTCTTAATTTTTCAGTTTCTTTTTTATCAGCTACAGTTTGCATAAAGTCATTTCTATATAATCTAAGGTTTTCTGCATCAACTTCAACTATATTTAAGTAAAGTCTATTTGCACATCCTTGACCTATTCTTATTTCTTCAAGTAAATCAAACTCAATTAATTCCTTCTTAAAACCTCTACCTGTTTTAGGAGATACATTTAATATTTCTGCTATAGCTGTATCATCAAAGAAAATAAAAATATCTCCATTTTCATCTATATAAGTTGTGTCGCCTTTTACTGTTGCAGAGTATACAGATAGTTTAGTTCTTTCTAGTAAAATACCATATAGAAGTTTAGCTGTATTAGATAATGCTTTTCTATTAAGTTCTTTGTTAGCTTTGTATTTAGGCTCATATAATAAAGCTTGTGGTACTTCTACAAATAATTTTTCTAATTCCTGGTTTATATTAAATCTTTTTCTTATAGTCAT